ATTCTGCTTCCGACTCTACCCAATGAATTTCTTCATGCTTAACAGCAAGATCTACCGCCCACGGGTAGATAAATGGTTTGTAAGTTTTACTAAATTCTAATAATGCCATTTTTTATCCTTCGCANGNGAGACAACCTTCGTCGTCTGATACGTTANTAGTAGATNGNACAGGCTTNTCGAAGTAAGCAATNAGCTCTTCGTATCCGCCAACNTATTCGCCTGCAATGTAAATTTGTGGTACCGTCTTAACTTTACGGCCCGTAACTTCTGCAGCAGTTTTACCAATTTCTTGTAGATCTATATAGTCAAATTGTATACCACGAACCTTAAGTTCTTCTTTGGCTAAAGTACAAAATGGACAATTAAATTTACCGTAGACAATTGATCGTTTATCTTGTTCTAGTGCGACACGTTCTACTTTCTCTGAAACGTTTTCTGCTCTAGCTTTTGCCTCGGTACGCAAGTAATACAGACTTTTAAGTCCTAGCTTCCATGCTAATATATGCACTCCATTGACATATGATTTCTGTGCACCAGAAGGAAAGAAAACATTAACCGACTGACCTTGACATACCCACTTCTGTCTTTGACCAGCATGTTTTATTACCCAGGTCTGATCTAGTTCTTGTGCAGTTTTAAATACTGCTTTTTCGCCTTCATTCAAGAATGGTAGATGCTGTACTGAACCTTTATTTGTAATAATAGAGTTCCATGTCGACTTAGTATTCTGATTATGTCTTGTCAACAAAGCTTCTAGATACTTATTCGTAACAAGGAAACTTCCTGCTCTTGTTCTGTGTGTATAGGCGTTAGCTTTGGTTGGCTCAATGGAAGGACTTGTTGACAAGATAACTCCAGAGGAAGCATTAGGGGCAATTGCCAATAAATGAGCGTTTCGTCTGCCAGTTCCAATGCCATCGAGATATTCACCTCGCTCTTTTGCCAACAACTCTGATTCAGCAACTGCTTCAGATTTGATGTGTTTAAAGACAACACCATTGATTTCACTGGCCTTATCTGATTCCCAGGCAACACCATGCTTTTGTAAGAGCGAGTGAAACCCCATTGCTCCCAGTCCGATTGATCGCTCTCTAGAGGCACTATATCTTGCCCGTGATATTGTATCTGGGGCGTTGTCAATAAAGTACTGAAGTACGTTATCGAGCATCCTAATAAGATCCCGAACAATAGTGGTATCTTTCCATTCATCATAATATTCCAAATTCAAAGAAGATAAACAACATACTGCAGTACGCTCGGCACTAGTAGGAAGATGAATCTCCGCACATAAATTAGAACCATTAATTTTAAGACCTAAGTCTTTTAATGGTCGTGGTAAATCTTTATTAGCAGTATCGATAAAGTTTAAATATGGCTCACCGGTACGGAACCTAGTTTCTATAATACGTTCCCATAACTTACGAGCGCTAACCGTTTCAATAGTCAATTTAGAATGCGGATCTACTAAAGCAAAATCACTATTAGAAATCACCGCATTCATAAAATCGTCAGTGATGTTAATTGCATTATGCAGGTTTAACGCTTTACGCTGCACATCACCTGTAGGAATTCGCATGTTCAAAAACTCTACGATATCCGGATGGTGAATGTCCATATACGCCGCATATGATCCCTTACGAGTTTTACCTTGACGGTATGCAATCATATCAGCATCAACAGTATGTATGAATGGCATTGGTCCAGGCGCTATCTCAGATACAGATCTGACGTCTGACCAATGACCACCGACACCGCCGCCCATAATAGATAACCAGCGCAATTCATCAGTATGGCTAATTAATCCTTCTAATGTATCAGGAACATAAGTCAGAAAACAAGAGATTGGTAATCCTTTGCTTTTCTTTTGTTTAGGAGATGGTGCATTTGATAATACTGGAGAAGCAAACATGAACCACTTTTTCGAAACATAATCATAGAGTCTTTCTGCCAAACCGGCATCTAAAGTACCTTCGTACATAGACCATGCTTTTGCAGCACGTGCGTATGCTTCTTGTGGAGAAGTCTCTCCGTCAACAAAATAAAAATCTTTCAACATTGATATTGCATAATCAGTTAAAAGTTCATCTCGCTGTTTTTTTATTTTTATAGGCATGATATATTATCTCGAGTAATCATAAAAAGCTTCAGCTTCAGTAAACACATAATCTTCTATATAAAGCTGTGTACCATTTTCAATAAAGGTTGCAACACATTCAGTTATGTATTCATGTTGTTCTTCCGAATCAAATAGACCTTTCCACAACAAATGATTTGTAAATGAAGCTTCATAGTTCTCTACTAAAAAGCGGTCACTGAATAGATATGTATCAACTTGGACCGGATCCATATTAATATAAACTAGTTCATCACGACCTGAATTTTCTTGGATACTTTTTACTTTATCTAGATCTTCTTCATAAAAAATAATTACAAGTTTGCCGCCAAATTCAAAAGTTTTCATTAATAAGTTTTCCGTTGTCTATTGAGTTATGTGAGCTATTATATCATGGCATACCATGATTGTACACAACTAATTTAAACTTTTTTTTCTTTATTTTGGATAATTCGTGTAAGAAGTGGCGTAACATCTTTACGCTTTCTTTTACGATCGCCGGTTTTACGCATAATGACCGTAGATGAATCATCTCCGGCACCAGGTACGGCTGAGGTGGTGGTCGTTTCTTGCCACAATTTGAAAGTTTTCATATATCATTTCTCTCCAGTAATACCATATAATTTGTACCATTAGAGCACTCATAGACAAAGGTACTTAGTAAAGAATATGGAAATTCAGCTTTATTCTCGATATAGTGGTCAACTACAGCTCTAGGGAAGCAACCAGGCGCAATACATCTAACATAATCATCTACTAATATGTATTTGACACCAGCGGCATTGCATAAATTTAAATCTTTGGATAATCCACCATTAGTATGATCTCCGTCAATAAAAACCATGTCATACTTAGAAACTTCTTCTGCTTCGATCCCTTGAGAATTACGGATGGTGCCGGTAAAGTTTTTAAATAGTTCCGTAAACTTTTCCATATTGGCATGAGTATGTTTATACTTGCCAATATCAATCGAGTGATACTTCAATTCAGGATTGAGCGTCTGAAAAATAAACGCACTATGGCCGTAATTAAATCCTATTTCAAAAATAGATTCGGCTTGTGTTTTATCCAATATAGCCTGGAATATTTTGCATGTAGTAATACTACCAACAACGTGACCTTCTAGCTTAGGCCAACCTTCTTTTAGAAAAACCGTTTCAGCTAACAAATTCATTTAGTGAGCTCTGCTGAAGAAACGTATACTTCATGATTAGATTTTAAATGTATGCCTTTGTATATGCATATGCCAAAGATTTCGCCACAGGCAACTGAATTTGCTTCTGTGATACGTACCTGATCGTTTTTAAGTACAATACCTTCAATCAATGAATTAACAGTAATTGATTCATTCTTAATACGATATACGCCCGGGGCTAACTGTTTGTCACCTAGCATAAACCACTCAGATTGTTCACTAAGCATATCTAAAATGTCTATGCCGGTTTCTGCATGAATTTTTTCTAAGTTCTTACTTGATAGATTACCACTTTCTTTAATCAAATATAATGCTGCAGCATAACTGGCCAGTTTACTAGAACCGCCTGGAGCCTTTGCCATCAGTTTTTTAACGTTATATACTAATCTATGGAATGGAGTATAGTGAGTACTATATGCTTCACGCTCATCAATAGTATTCATACTATAGTCACTTCGTTTCTTACCGTCAGCATCAATAATACCGGCCTGGAAAGCGCCTGTATCTTCGAATGGCGTAACTAGTAATTTTAAGAAGCGAATAGTATAAACCAAATCCGCTGCAGATTTTAATAATCCCATGATGCGTATCTCACTGCGTGTGTCTTATTGCTCTTAAGGCTTCAACGGCTACTGGATCTAGCGTGATACCTACCAAGTCTGTGTTAGTTGTTGCATTAAGGAATATCAGAAACGGTCTAAGTGTTTCCCAATGCGAGATTTCTATTTTAAGTGCTAATATTTCTACGCCAGCCTCAATACCAAACACGTTGAATATTACTATTAAATGGTTTAGTATCAACCTTTCAGATAGTTCGCCGGTAGCTTTATATTTATTTAATAATCTCTTAATATATTTAAAACGTTTTAAATCACCGAAAAACTCTTCGCTGTCAATACATCTTGGATTATAATAATGTTGTGCTGCATATAATATTAGGTTCTTTTCAGTTAACGTCATCAATATACTCTGGTAAATGCGTATTGGCTGCTAGAGGGTACATTGCCTTTACCCTTTCAATAAAAGGTCTCATCCAATTCCAATCACGAGTTCCTACAATAAACCGTTTAGAAGGTTTGTCATTCATGTATATGTAAGTTGGATTAGATTTTTCTCTATGTCTAACCATACTTATAGACTTACTATCCAATGCTATTTTTTTCAATTGAAGATATTGCAATTGGTCTTCGCCTACCATAATAGTATTATCGTAGTGTATTAATTCTGCCGCGCGCCGGGATAAAAAAGTAATCCTACATAATGATTCTCGAGCTTCACTATGAGCATACATTAAGTCGTTAAATTCCATACGATCAAGTGTCCAGCGCATGGCAGTCTCCATGTCCGGCGCTTTTTGATTTTCTGTATAGTATGGTAATATACCTTCGATGGTATTATTTTCAAATTCTGGTGATGAACGGTCAAACGGATAGTACTTTACATAGTGCGTACCGTGCTCCGATATTTTCCTTGCTTCTTGCCGGTACAATACACAGCAATCAACAGTACCACGTTCTGCCATACGCTCATAGAATCCTATTCCGTGTGGTGTTATATAATCATCGCCATCTATTGGAACAATATAGTCTTCATCACTTTCTAGGAATAAATCTATTACACTATTTTTGCCAGTACCTGGAGTACCATCAGAGTGTGTGACATGATGCACAATGCCATGCTCCACACAAAAAGAAACCGCAGTATCAATATATTCTTTGTCTAAAGAATTAATGACAACTACGGTTTTTGTTTTAGGTAAGACATTAACTAATCGCGAAAGGCCGATAAGCCATTCAGACGTCAAAATATAAAACTTCATAATATATTGTTTTGCCTTATTTTAAAATTTTAACACCATTTCGCTGTAACAGTAAAACTAATTCAGGTTTACTTGACTTGCTGTTTAATTTAATGCCATGGTGTTTGGCAAGATCAAGTAGTTGTGCCTTTGTCATTTTTTCAAGTGCTTTGGTGGACGGTGCCTCGACCAATAATCTAGGTACAGGGCTTTTGTCTGCCGGCGGACACCTGTCAGACAGTTTTCCAGTTTCCGGATCAGCGTGTTTAAATATTAAAACATACCCCATCGCACCGATAATAACTAGAATAAGAACTAGTTCTAACATATGTGCTTCAACATAACTCATTTTAAATCCACCAAAATTTTATTTTAAAGTTTTTGCCATTTACGCAGAAACGCAACATACTGTTCAGCTTTAGTTGATTGGACAACGGCCTTATCACCTTGGGCATTATCTCCTGGGCGCGCAGCAGCTTTCTTAGTAAGTCTTTCTGCTTTCCCGCTAAGATCATGACCTTCCTCATCGTCAGCAACCAATTCAGGTTTTTTGCCGTCTTCGACGTCGTGCATTTTAGCAAATTCTTTTGACTTAGGAGATTCATTTCCTAACGCAGTTTCTGGCGCTGTCGCAGACTTTTTACGGCCGGCGTCTGAAGCTTCGTGGATCTGAGCCCACAATTCATAAAAAGCTTCTCGCGTAGACATTTCAGCAATTTTGGAAATCTCTGCTTTAGTATCAGTAGTGTTCATATTTTTACCTTTGCTTGGCTTTTTAACCAAGGTAGTTGGTTCACCTTCTTCTTTACCCGCTTTCTTCTTTTTCTTTGCCATCATCTGAGCGTAGTTGGCAGGAACTTTTATTTCTTCTACCTCATCGTCTTCTTCATCGTCTTCTTCATCGTCTTCTTTCTTTTTAAAAGCTTCGGACTTAGTTTTCTTCTTAGCATCTACTGCATTATCAATAGCAGCTCTACGCTTATGTAAGAACTCATCGGAAGAATCTGTATCACCGTCATTGTCGATGTCTTTATCTTCACGATCTTTGAATTTTTTATCCAATTCTTTGTTATTAACTGGATCTAGTTTTGCTTCAGTAACCATTTGCATTGACATATAAGCGTCCATGGTACCTTTAAGTTTATCAGACATTTTATATATTCTCTTATTAAACGGTTAGAATTTTAAACATTGTGCCTAAAGCGGCAGTTGCAACAACATACATGATACCGTATAAAATCTTAATTGCTCGGTGAGACTCATCGGCTTTAGTTTCTAGATTATCGATTTTATCTGCTAATCGGTCTAGACGCATATATTGAATTTGGTTAGATGCTTCTATTGCCAACAGTTTTTCTTCAGCTCTGGCCAAAGAAATCATTGCGTCTGACAATTTGTCAATCTTTTTTTCTATGCGCGTTAAGCGCTCATCGCGCCAAATATCTTCTGGTTGTTGTGACATTACGGACTTTCCCATTAAATAAAAAGTAAGGGTTAGAGGGTTAGGTTGTGTACATACTTCTATTTATACAAGTTTAGCTATCAACTTTTGAGCCGGCTCGCCATTGGTAACAGCTCCAATAGTTTGCTTTCCATTTTGGACCTGGATTATCACACCCATGTCTTGCTCTATAAGATGCCCGTCGTTTTGGATCATCTCTTTTAATTTCCATATTAGGATCACCAAACCTCACAACAACAACGTTTCCTTGATCATTCTTAACATACACCTTGAACTTCTTCTTAGGATTCTCAGAGGTTCGGATAGGGTTATTTAATGTAACCTTTTTACCTTGATATTCTGCTGCTTCGTGAATGAGTTCTTCATTACAGCTTTCGCAGCAGGAATCAGTATGTTCTTCTAAAAATGATTTGAAGCCTTTCATTACTTGGCCTTATGCGACATTGCATAATTGATTTTGCGGACTTTATCTTCTAAGTCTACTACTTCTTTGTCGCCTTTATTTTTTTTCTTAAACTTAATTAAGTCGTTAATTTGATCTAAGAAAGCATTACGTTTTCTTCTCAGATCAGCATCAGGCATACCAATATAACTATTGTTAACCGCAGGGCTCAATGCTTCTACTACTGCCAAAAGATCTGCCGAAGTTGATTCTTTCATAGTCATTGCTTTCTTAAGATCAGCCATTGACTTATTGATTTCGTCCTGGAACAACTTACGTGCTGCTGGCTTTTTGAAAGAATCATATTTAGCAGAAACTAACTTACATGCTTTTTGTGGAAAGTTTTGAGTCTTGCCATCTTTAAAAGTAACAACAGTGCCACGTGGCATGTCTGCACCTTTACGGATTTGCATGATAACATTCTTATCTGCTGCTTTACGATCATCGTCTGATGCTTCTTCATCATCCATATCAGCCGGATCGACCATCTTCATTTTTGCTTCTTTCATCGGTTTCTTTTCTTTGGCCATCATGGCAGCTAATTTAGACAAAGTATCGCGATCAGATTTAGTCAAACCTTTTAGCTGCTTATCTGCTGCCATTTTGGCCATAGTTGCAGCATAAGCATCCGTTGATTCTTCGATTTCAACAGATTCTTTCGCAACCAATTTCCAACCTTGTTTCTTCATCTGATCAGCAGTCGCACCATCAACCTTACGAGTATATGCACCTTTTGCCATAGTATACATCTCAACACCTTCATCGAGTTCAATTTCTTCT